AGGATTAGTTGATGTAACTGCTTGGGAAAAAGTATTAGCTAATGTATTGTATTGTGAACTTTGATTAATTGCTTGTTTACCTATTTGGACGCTTGTAACAAATTGATTATATTGTTGCAATAGTGTAGGATTATTGCTCAGTGATTGTTGTGTTTCTTCTTGTGTTGGCATATATAATTAATTATCCCCAAAATCTAAAAAATTGTTTTGTTGTTGTTGGATAAAAATGTTTTTTAAAAATTCTCCTAAAGCATCTTTGTCCTTAGGTGAACTACTTGATTGTATAACAACTCTATGACCTTCCAAGCTATATCCTATTAATAAAAACGAATCTAAATATTCTGTTATTATAGATTTTAATAAAGTCAAATCTCTAGATATTATTTTGTTTTCAAAATGATTATCTTTTAACCACTTGTCTAAAGATTTTTGCAATTCAGCATTATTGATAGTTTCAAAAACTATTTCTTTAGCCTCATCAAGAGGAATTAAATTCTTTTGAGGATGGCTTGACAATGAAGGTAAATTGTATTTTTCTTCATCTTTTTTTGACTTTTTGTTTTTAGACACCGGCGTAAGTAGAGGCCTTATTGTTAATACCAAACTTAACGAGATATTCTATAATAACCTCAACTGAACTGGTTTTAATTTTAAAACCTTCTGGAATAAATTGTCCGCCATCATTCATTTCAAAATATTCTTCACCTATATTGGTCTTGTTATTATAACAGGTTACTAAAATAGCTGATACTTGAGGGTCAATAATAACTGTCCAAGATCTTGGATCTGCCAATCTATATTCATTGAATAATTTATCAACAACATATCCGCTGTCTCTTAAACGTTTAATGAAGTAACTACAAGTTGTGATTTTATTTTTAGCCATATGTTTTATTTAATGTGGAGTGTTTATTTTACCAGGGCAGATACAATATATTTTAATTCTACATCATTTTCTTCTGTGTTGTTAAAAACAAAAACCTTATATTGATTGTTTATTTTAACTTTAATGTCTGATCTATTAGTCATAAGATTTTTAAAAACTTCAATACTGATTGGTATGGGCTCATCAATTGACGTTCCGATAAAGGAAGAGGCTACTGCTAACCTCATATGGTCAACGTTCTGCAATGTCTTATCATTAATTTCTGCGTATACTTTATCTTCTTGAGTTTGGAAATATATCTTAGACAACTCTGACGCGAAAACGTATGCAGATAAGATTTGTTTGATTTTACTATTAGGTATTGTAAATTCTGTATCAAATTTTAATTGAGCTATTTTATTAATGTTAACTGGAGTTTCTCTAATCACACTATCATCCACTAAATGATATTTGAAATAGGTTTTCTCATTGGTCTCGTGGTCCTTAGATTCACATTTGATATTGTTGTTAGAGTACTGGATTGAAAATTCTCCATTTTCACCTAAACAATCTAAACCAGATATTAACTTTTTAATGCTAATTAAATTTAACCGTATATTTTCTTCTACCTTAGATGGTAAACAAGCTTTAGCATATAAAATGACTGTATTGTCTGGAGAAGAACAAATAGTGTAAAGACTATCATTTTCTGCTTTCAATACACAGCTTTCCGTCAACCTATTAACAGGTTTTAGTATTTTTTCTAAATAGCTTTTAGGAAGAGGTAAAACTTTATTAGACATTTTATTAACGCTTGTTAATGTTTTCTTTGTCTAAAATATTACAATATATTTTACCAAACATGCCAGTCAATTTAGTTAAATTACTGCTAATTCTTTCTAAATGTCCTTTTATGGCTTGTAAATCTTCATTAGGTACCACCGGTTGAGGAGGTTGAGGAGGTTGAGGAGGTGCTTGCATTTGAATAATAGGATTAGAAGGAACAACAGCTCCAACAGTCAATGAAGTTGAGCTACCAGTGGTTGTATCTGGAACCATACGTTGTACTATAGCTTCTGGTACATAACCAGCATTAGCTTGATTTTGAATGTGTTGAGAAGGTTGATGTGGTTGATGGGGATTTTTAGTCACTTCGCTTATAAATTGATTAATGTCAATTCTATTAGCTGGAGCAGACCTTCTATCAATAGTCAATCCATCAACTTTATTCATTTCAACACCAACCATTTTGGCTAGCATTGCAGCTTCAAGTGCTTGTTGCTGTTGAGGGTTCATTTATTTAAGATCGCGACCTGCGTTGATTACACTGACTGCAATCGAGCTATGGATACTCTCAAAATGGTTCACAACGACCAAATAGTCTTTGATCCTTTTATCCAAATCAGTATCCAATTCAACTGCAACTTTACGAACCATATCTTCAACGAAAACTGGATTTTCATACATGAGTTCCGTCTGATATGCTTCATCTACGCGCTTGAGAGCGTTAACTATAGGAGCAGAGCAACTACGCTCAACAGCTCCCACCAACTCTTCAAACCAGTAAGCTCCTTTTTTAGTACCTACATTAGACAATTCTACAGTAACATCTGCATATGATTGTTGGTTATGTGCTCCGTAATCACTAATCTCTTTAGAGCAAGGACAAAGAGAAGCATATAACACATTAGCATGCAAATAATACTTCTTCTCTCCATTAATCAAACGACCTTCTAATGATCCTTGATAGTCCATATGTGATTTCACTTTGGAAACTGGAGCTTCTTTGATCATAAAATAGTCAAATTTGATTTTGATATAAGCATTCTCTGATTTGAGACGGTTCTTACACTCATCAAGAAGAGTATCCATAACCTCATCAATACGGTGAGTTTTGTTAGCCAAAACTTCTTCAACCAAAATACGGTAACGACTCATATTAGTACCCTTCACCTCTGGTGTGAGATCTGTATACATACTAATAACTGCTTTACTTGGATTGATTGAACCGTCTTGACGAACGATTTCAATAGGTACCACAATATTGCGTGAACCTACTTTAGGGATATACTTTTTAGGAAATCCGTCAAGTGTGTTTTGAATATCTGGAATATCGGCGTTTGTTTTAATTCTAGGCATATATTTAATTATTGATGGTTTTAAAAAATTAAAGGTCTTTAAGAATGTCTTGAATACGATCATCTGGATCTGTTTCATTTTCTGTTGATTCTACTACCTTTTCTTCACTCTTTTTGGCAACAACTGGTGTTGGAGGAGCAATATACTCTTCTTCTTCTGTTTGAGAAGTGACTACCGGTACATCATCTTCACCTAAGAAATGTACTTTAAGCATTCTGTTAATTTCTTCAGTACTCTTGTGTTCAAAGATGTTATCCATTGGCTTGAAACTATTATAAATAACTTCCAAGTCAGTTGCACCTTCTAATGCGCATGAAGACATAAATTTAGATGCAACATATGTAGGATAACCACCTTCATTCTGTTCTACCTTGATACGAAGATTACATCCTTTCTCCGAGAGATCAAAAATACGTGCTCCAAATTCTTCTGCATCATCCCCTCTAATAGCATCTGTGACGATTTTATTAAGTTGTTTGCCCATACGAAGAATTTTAACTTGACCTTGATTCTCTGGTGTTGTTGGATCTTTAACAACATAGACATTGGCAAGCCAGTTTTCGTTACGACGAATAGGTTGGATACGCTTGATTTCTCCTTCGTTGTTTGTGCGGTAGATCTTAGAACGATACTCATCAATTGGACAACGCTCACCATACGTGGTAGGGCAAAGAACAGATACCAATTGATTACTGACCATGCTCTTCCAGAGATGATGGTAGTAATGATAAATTGTACGCTCTGGTGCTGCAACATTTGGAATGAGCCGAACCAGATAAGTGTTACCAATTTCAAGCTTCATAAAATCTCTAAAACCACTTTCTGTGGTAGATTTTTTATTTAATGCTTCCTTGATGGATTCGAATAGGTTTGATGTATATTTCATATGTTTAGTTAGTTGTTTATATTTGTTTGTTTGTTTAATATTAAGCTAGAATTGGCTTTAGTCAACTCTTGTTTAATAAAATCTTTAATTTTTTGGGTCCCTTTTTTAACGTAGTCTTGTGTGGTTTGAGAATTGTAATAGCGGGTTTTATATGCTTGTATGTTCTCTAAAAGACCGGGACACCAATAGGATAATTCATCTTTGTTTAAATTTTTAAGATCAAAAAAGTCAGTTAACTCCATTAAACTATAAATGTTGATCTTGTGTTCTCTGTAATGTTGCATCCATGTAGGCATATTACCGATTTTATGATCTATATAACCTTCTAAAAGAATATTGCAAGACAAGCAAAAAAGAGCTATGGTGTAAAAACTTTGTTTTATCTTGTCTAGCTGTTTTTCTGGGGATTGGTCTTCTTGTTGTTTTTGGTAAAGGGTATATGTCTTTATAGCTGCTCTAGATGTAAAAAATTGTAAAGGGGGAGTTTGTTCTTTTGGGTGTAAATTGTTAGGAGCATCAAAAAACTCTTCCCAAGAAATGTGAGGAAATTTTGAAAAGAAATTTTTAAGGCGATAAAGATGAACCACTACTTGAGGATGGACATCACTGAAGTCTTTGCGAGGTTGATAGGGTTTTCCTTTACGCAGACTTTTCAAATAGCAATTATAAATAGACTGTTCTGTTTTACTAAGCTTATTCAAGGGATTTTGTTTTGCGGTTTTGTTTGTTTAATTTTGATCTGAAGATTTTTTTATAGATATTAGGAGTACTACCTAAATATGCACG